CAAATAGCAAATCGTGAACTGACATATTTAAGAGTTCGGTTGTTGAATGATGATTACAGTCCGCTGGAACTGGTAGGGAACCCGGACTGGTTCCTGGTAATACGCGTAGATTTTAGCGAGAAGAACCTACCAACAATGGCGCCAAGTTTAATAACAACACAACGAAAAGAAACGGAAAGAGCGCTACTGGAATTGGCACCTAAATAAATTATAATATATGCATAATTATATAATGGGAATCAAGGACTTCTTCAAAAATTTAGGACGTAGCATCAAGAGAGGTTTTAACAACTTCGTCGCAGGAGCAGGTGATGCAATCGGTGGTGCAGCAACAGTTTTACAGCGTAAGATTATTCCTGGTATAGCGAGCGGAGCAACCAAAGCAGCGGGACTTTTAGATAAGGCGGCACCCGCAGCGGACGCTGCGGGCGTGGGTCCAGAAGCAGCAGAAGCGAGTCAGGTTTTAGGTAAGGTGGGTAATGTGGTTGGTAAGTTCGCCGATTTTATTGGAAGCAACGCAAAGCAAGGTAGAGTTGCGACGCCCGATGAGATAAATAGATTAAGAGCATCTATACCGCAAGGCAAAACATTATTTGGTATTAAACCGTTACCACCGCCGCCCGCTGCTGCACCCGCCCAGTCACCATTAGGAAAGGCGGTTGCAGCAGGAGCGTTTAAACCATTGATTGGTAGCAATCCCGCATCATATTCACCGTCATCTGGCATTGAGGCACCGCCGGTAAATCAACCGAAATTAGCAGTTATTGGAGGACCATCAGGAATGTCACGAATCGTTATGTAATTTAGTAATAATATATTATGTTATCATATAGTATATTAGATGAGAGAAATAAAGCATTATCAAGTCTCGTTCGCTGGCACAACACCTGCTGCATCATTTCAGTTTCAGTTTCCCAGGTATTATAAGCAGGCACCGCACCATAAGTTTATATTGAGATGTGTCAATATCACAGATTATCGTGCAGGTAGTTTAGCCGTCAATCCGCATTCATACTACGCTAATTCCTTTTTAGGCAGTGGTGCCTGCACATATTCAGGCACAGTTGGTGAAGGTATTATAAGCAATGATTATTTTTTGGGCACTACCAGCACAAACGGAGCAGAGGCAACCTCGCCTACGAACGTGGGCACTGCTACCGCATTATTACCAACTGACCTAATGTTGGACGACATACCGCTGAATCCTTTTACTATTGCATATAGACATACCGCAAGTTCTACTTATGCAACCGGTACCGTGGAACTTTTAGTGGTGTTTGAAATTATTGAATATGACCCATCAAAGAGAGATTAAGCAAAAAAAAGTCTATAACTATTTTATATAGTTATGGAACCGATCGACGAGCGTTTAGCAATGTTAGAAAAGCGTGTAGCAGATTTAGAGGAGTTAATAAACCTATTGCTGGCATTAAAACAAAGTAAAGTGGATTTTAGCAATTTCACGTGTGAACCGATTAAATTAGGCAAGTAAGTATTAGATGATTCGTGAAACATTCTTTTCTTTTCATACTGTATAAATGTCAAGCATTTTGCCCGTAATTTCTCGCGAGTTAGATTTAAGTGAATACAAAGGTATTCAACCCGCCAAGTCCCGCCGCATCAGCATTTTCCCCGATAATGCTACTTCCTACACTTCTTCTTCGTCCAACGCCGATATCTTCTTTTCGATACCTGCGGTGCAGCGAGGTATGGTTATTACTTCTGCAACCCAGTTGGTGTTTGAGGTAACTGCCAACGCCACGTTCGCTACTGACCCAGTTATGTCGCTCGCCAACGGAAGCGGTAGCAGTTTGATTCAGGCACTCGAAACTGTGGTGCAAAACCAATCTGTCGAGAATCTTTTGAACTACGCCACGTATGCCGCAGTGTTACAAGATTTACAACCTTTGGGACGTTCTCTCACTATGGGTTCCATTCTCAATGGTTCTACTTCCACACTCAAAGCAGGTATTAAGTTGAACGGTCTCACTACCGTTGATGGACCTGTTGTTAGATGTGCACTTCCGCTGCACTCTGCTGTGCTGGGAACGGGCGCCCAGCAGTTCTGCCCACTCATAGATGGGATACGACTGCGAATGACCATGGCGACCACCGCCGTTGGTATGAAGTTTGATAACAGCACTTCTTACACTGCTGGTTCCACCGTCTATAAACTTTCCAATATCGCACTTCAACTCGAAGTGATGGACCTCGATGCTGGCACCTACGCTGCACTGCTAAATCAGTCAGGAGGTGTATTGAAACAGCACTGCGTTGGTGTCAATAACTTTCAGGCAACAATTGCTGCGTCCACTTCTGCTAACTCTATTCTCATTCCGGCGCGTTATTCGTCTGTTAAGGCGCTAATCAATACTTTCCGTCTGTCTGCGAATCTCGCCACGCCTGATGTTGAGAACGTTCCTGGTGACCGTGTGTTTCCTCAAATCAGTTCCTACTTCTATACTGTGGACGGTATGAATTTGCCGTCAGTCCCAATTCGCGTTGCAACTTCTGCATCTTTCATCTACCCTGGTGAAGTGATGAGCGAGATTATGAAGGTGTTCGCTGCTTCCAATATGAATGCTTTTGATGTTGTGTTCAACGCTACGCAATTCGTGGAGGCGACTGGAACTGCCGGAACTGGTTCTTTCTTTTTGGCGACCAATTTTGAGTTGCAAGATAGTGCTTCGAGCGCACTTATCGCGGGTCGCGATTTAAATTCCAGCAACGTGTATCTCAACCTTACACAGTACTCTTCTTCGGTCGCGTGCGTGGTGGACACGTTTGCACTATACGATATTGTGTTGTCGTATAACATGGCGGACGGTAGCGTTTCTATGTCCAAGTAAGAAACCATTAAGGTAAAATAATAAAAATATAGGTATAGTATAAATGGAAGACATTGATACTATTCTGGAACGGATTCGTTTGAATTCTGCCGCCCATTCAACGAACCATAAGAGGAGGTATATCACGTTAAAGACGCGGTTGAAGTGGTATCGGTTACCCGTCATCATTTTATCTGCATTGAACAGTATATTTTCGATCGGTTTACAACCATTTATGAAACAGGAAATCATTAGCGTGCTTAATTCGTTGATTGCACTGATATGCGGTATCATAGGTAGTATTGAGTTATATCTGCAACTGAACAGACAGATGGAGCAGACACTATCATCATCAAAAGACTTTTACGAATTAGCAACGGATATATTTAAATGGTTAGCACTGAAACCAGAGCATAGACCGATTGATGCAAAGACATTCATAGATGATAGTTATAACCGGTATATTAAACTTACGCAGTCAAGTATATTACTGAAAAAACGAATGGAAGACCAACTCACGAGTTACAAGTTGATAGAGTTGGAACCATTGCAGTTGGCACCGATGGGAGAAACAACACCATCATCATCGTCATCGTCATTATTAACCAGTGACGACAGCGTATAATAATTTTCTGTTACTAATATAACAGAAATGAAAATAGAAGAGATAGAACAGAGTGATTTAGTAATCAAACCATCAAAACAATCCATAGACAACGTATTAGACGTGCCACCGCCATTTCCTAATAAGTGCAGTGTGATATTCGTCAGCGGTGGTATGGGAACCGGCAAGTCCACGTTCATTGCAAACTTATTCAAAGCAACGGGTAGAAACCGTATATACCGCAAAGTGTTTGACAACGTCATGTATGCAACGCCCAAGGAAGTATTTGATAGTGAGGAAGACCATGCATTCAAAAACCACCCAAAGGTATATCACGATTTAACGCAGAATACATTTAACACAATTACCGAGTTAGCAATAAAGACAAAGGACGACGAAGGAAACAGCGTGTTAGTGTTGGACGATTTTAGTGAGCAATTGAAGAACAAGCAGACGGAGTTAAATCTACGCAGGTTAATCAATAAGCATCGCCACATGAAACTGAATATTATTATATCAGCGTTGAACCAGAAAGCACTCGCAAAGTCGTTACGTGCACTGATAGATGTAGTCATATTGTTCAAACCGAAGTCGATGGTTGAAACGGAGAATTTTAGTCAAGAAGTGTTTGGTTTAACGAAAGATGAAACAAAGGCGTTGTTCAATTTCGTATTCGATAAGCAGTATAATTTTTTGATGTATAACGCCCGCACTCATACATTCTACAAGAATTTCAATCAATTATTATTCACAGATGAATAAATTAATTTCGTTATATACATATATAGATGCCACCATTGAAGGACAAGAAGAAGAAGAAGAGAGCAAGACCCAGAAGACTCACTGGCAAACCGCCTGCCAAACAGATAATGCCTGTATTTAAGACCGGTATGAACCGTGACATTCCAATGGGAGGTGCAGGCGGTAGTCAAAACCTAATCGCCAACTTACTCGCATCAAGACAAGCACAACCGCCAGCATCAGCACAAGTCATTCAAACGCCCGACCAGTTCAAACTCGCACAGGATATTAAAAGCATTAAGACTGAACAAGCAGATATCGCAGAGGAGGTTGCGATACAAAAGAAGGAACGTCAAAAACGTAGTGATGCAGGTATCAAGCGAGGACCGTATAAGAAGCAAGGAATCACCGAGGAACAGGCAAATGCAGCAGCAACAGAAATGCTAAAAAACACAAGCAATTTAAGGAGACAGCACGGTGCAGACCCGCGAGAAGCGGAGGTTGTCGCCGCAGCAGGAGGAGCAGCAAAGCAGGCACATCAGGAGGGAGGAGCAAAGGTAACAGCAGAGATGGAAGGTGACCCATTGAGAGTAGCGCCAAAAGCGATGGGTGGACAGAATGAAGGAAGACGTGACACGTTACCTGATGCATCAACCGACACAACCAACACAATCAAAATTAAGGTCCCAAGAGGAAGAGGATAATGAGGTAATACCTAAATACCTAAAATACCTAAACTTCTATAAACTATTTATATATTCTCAATTCTTATAAGAGGTTTAGGGAAAAGTAGGTATTTTAGATATTTAGATATTTTAGGATTTAGAGATAAAACAACTATATAATTATCTAATATAACTATATAGGAATGGATAGTAAATTCATGGACAGTTTGAAGCAATCGCTTACCAGCGAAAAGTTATCGCAGAAGACGATTGAGATGTACTTAATCAAGTTACGTATATTGAACGACAACAAACCGTTTGATAGTTTAGCATTCTTAAAGGCGAAACCCACAATCAAGTCAAAGTTGGAAGCAATCGCAAACGACAATACCCGCAAGTCTTATGTAGCAAGTATCGTGGCGATTTTGAACCGACAGAAAGGTAAGACATACGAAGCACTCAACAATCATTACCGTGTTCTGTTTGCCAAGGAACGCAGCATTTTTGCAGAGAAACCTACCAGTGAGAAGAGCGAAACACAGAAGGAGAACTGGTTGTCGTGGGACGAAGTCAAAGCAGTATTCGACAAACTCAAAGACAAAGCAGAAGACGTAGTGAAGAAACCGCGGTTGTCAAATGCCGACCGTAAGGTGATCGAAAATTATATGATACTGGCACTGTATGTGTTGCAACCGCCACGTCGTAATGACTGGTATTACACCGTCATCGGTAAAGGTGATGACGATAAGAAGAACTATGTTGATATGAAGGACGGGAAGTATTATTTCAACAACTTCAAGACTGCGAAGTCGGGTAAGGAAGTGATTGATGTGCCCGATGAAATAATGCCTGTGCTTAAATGGTATATCAAACACATGAACCTTAACGATGGCGACTACCTATTGTTTCCTGACGATGATGCACGCACGAACAGTAACCGAATGACCAAGTCTTTGAACAGCATACTCGGTAAGAAAGTGGGTGCATCGATGTTGCGTCACATCTATTTATCTAACAAGTATGGTAAGGTGTTGAACGAACAAGAAGATGATGCAAACTTCATGGCGCATTCGGTGGGAACCGCGAAGACATACATCAAAGATGATTAGGATAATATGAATTCATAGGATAATATGAATTGATAACTGGAAAAAGCATTTGAAAAACTACATTTATCATTGTATATTATGATATAGACCTTAAAATTTAAATTTTAAGGTCTATATCATAATATACAATGATAATTCTCGTTTTATGAGTCGTTTTTCTATATTTCAAATGCTTTTCTCCTGTCCTGTATATATACAAACGATATATTCCATTAGCATATATCGTTTTATTATTCATCTTCCATTGTTGGTTGCTTTCATCAACCATATCTGCCATTCCAGGTTCGTTATTTCCTGCTGTCGCTGCTTAATTCGTGCCATAATTTTTAGACAACCGTGGTGTGCAGTGTTGAATATAACTTCGTTCAATCCATTCACCATAACGTATCGCCGCGTATGTTTGAACTTACCGCCGCATACTGTGCAGCAACCTTCATCGCCGTTATCGATTATTCTTATGTTCTCGCTGTCCCGTGGTAAACACATCTTATGCTAAACTATATATTATTGCGCGATATAATTATTACCACAATAATTTATCAGCGTAGTAACTGGGAGACCCGACTACCTTCCTCGTCTTCTCGTGTCGTATCTTATACAGTCGCCGACGTTCGTCGGCAACTTCCTTACCGTCTTCCTTCATAAATGTCGCGTAGTCCTTATAACCGATTGCACCCACAGACGCCACGATGTTACCGTCCTTATATACGTCTATCTTCTTACCTTTCTTCGTAGATGGTTTTACTTCTACACCAAGTAACTTCGATTGTTTAAATGTATGCGGTAATATTTTGTAACTCATGTATATTATAGTGCGATATTATTTTATCAAATGTGAAGCGTCTACAACCGATGCTTTTGACCCAGGTGTGACGGCAGAATATACACGTGCAAATGCCCTT